TGTCCGCGACGGTCCCAGACGTGATGTCGCCGCCGGAGTGCGCGTGCGACGCCGCGGCAGCACCAGCAGCCGAAAGGAGAGCCGCCTGGTTTGCGAGTTCCAGCAGCGCACGCCCGAAAGACGTGGTTGAGAGCGCCGCTATCGCGGTCAGATCACTGTCGAGCGGCTGGTAAACGCTGGGCAGCGAACCTACGTCCCCGCTCACCTCTTCGATCGCGGCCTGCACGGTCGTCGCGGCAACCGTACCGGCGGGCGTGAACCCAATCGCGGTGGCAGCGTGAGCCGCAGTCGTGTCGGCGAGGTGGTCGCTGAGCGCGGTCGCGTCGGCCTCGGCGTCGGACTGGAGCTCGGCGAGCGCTCCTTCGACATCGGTGGCCGTGAAGTCGTTCGCGGTATCGGCGATCGATACCGCTGAGGCCGCGTGCGCGGCGGACGTGTCGGCGAGGTGGTCCGAGAGCGCCGTCGCGTCCGTCTCCGCGTCCGCCTGCAGCTCGGCGAGGGCGCCCTCGACGTCCGTTGCGGTGAAGTCGTTCGCCGTGTCCAGGATCGAGATCGCGGAAGCGTCATGCGCGTCGGAGGTGTCCGCGAGATGGTCGGCGATGCCGTTGTCGAGCTCCTCGAGCACCGCCTGCACATCCGTGCCAACACCGACCAGTGTCGTCGAGTCCGCCGTGATCCCGGACGCGGCGTGGCCGTGGGCGGCGGGAGTAGGGGCGTCCCATTTCAGCCCTGTCGCTTCGCCGGAGGCGGCGACGAGCGCCAGCCCGTTCAGGCCCGCCGACAGCTTCGCCGCGGTGTTCGCCCCGGTGCCGACGGCCAGGTCGCCCTTCGCGTCCCAGATCGCGTCCGTCGCAACATCGCCGGATCCGCCCGCGGACGTCTCGTACTCGTGCTTGCCGCTCAACGTCCGATACACCGGCACCTTGCCGTCGCCGATGTTCGTCTGATCGACGTCCAGCATGTCCCGCAGACGCCTCAGGATCCGAAACGCCATCAGCAACACCCCGCGCGGGGGGACAGCCGAAGCTGTCCCCCCACCACGATGAGCCGTGCGACCATCTAGGAGGCCGTCGTGATCGTCGAGAACGCACCATCGTCCGTCACGGCAGCCTCGAACGCGCCGATCAGACCCACCTCGACACCACCGATCGCGGGCTCCACGACCTGCATCTCGACCGGCGCACCCGGCGTCTCCGCGCACAGCAGAGCCGACACGTCACCGACGATGATCTCGCCCGCGTTCAGACCACGCGACACCACGATCCGAAGCGGCCCAACGCCGTCCTGACCGACGCTCACGAACTGCGTGAACGCCGCCGACGTCATCCCGAGCAGATACCCGAACCTGTCGGGAGCCATGATGATCGTGTTCGCGATCCGCCCCGAGTTCGCCCACACCTCCGCGTACCCGGAGCCAACGCCCGTCATGAAGTCCGCGAACGACGCCGTCCCTCCGATCGGAGACCCGATGTTGTTGAGGAACCCGGACGACGACACGATCGTGGCCGCGTCCGTTTCCGTCTTCAGCGCGTAGTCCGCGGCGACGAGGTCGAACCAGAGCGCGAGCGCGTTCGGCGTCGACCAGTTGATCGCCTGCCACGACAGGTCGCCGCCACCGAGATACGTGGAAGCGGTCTTCGTGACCATCGAGATCGCGAGGCCGGTGTTCCCCGCCTCCGTCTTCTGTGTGTTCTGCACCGCGACGACGGGTGACGTGTCGACCTGCGGGTACGTCAGCGTGCCCCGCTCGAGGTCAGCGCGAGAAGCAGCCTGCACCAGCGCCCTGCTCTTGTCGATCACCTGGAAGATCTGGGCGATATGCTGCGGCGGCTGCAACCCGGCCACGTTCGACGACAGCGTGTTCGCGGGCGTCCGCTTGACCAGCTCGAGCCGTGCCTTCGCCTGCACGATCTGGTCGTCGTCGACTCCCCACTGACGCGCGATCTTCTGCGCCTCCCGCACGTTCGTGCGGGTGATGAAGAAATCGTAGGCGTAGTCCTTGAACTCGCGGTACACGACGCCGTCTCCGTCCATGTCGACGCCGCCCGTCGAACCAGACAGGACACGCCTGATCTGCTTCGACTCCTCGATCGAGTCGTTCGTTGCCTTGATCTCGCCGGCCAAACCGCCGATCTCAACGTCGAGCTCGGCAGCCCGCTCGCGGTAGGCGACGAGCTGCTCGTTGTCGGACGTCTGCAGCGTCTTGTCGTCCCTGGACTCGATCTCTGCCAGCTTCGACTCGTGCTTGCCCCGGACGAGCTCGCGCTCGTCGATGAGGCGTGCGAGCCGAAGCTCGCTCTGCGTTGCACTCATGATGTTCCCTCCGAAGAAGTGTTGTTGTCGTCGAGCGGGCGGGTGCCGTCTTCGGGGGTGCCGGACAAGTCCGGGGTGCCCGCTTCGGGGTGCGCCTGGTAACGCTGCGGTAGTGTCATTCCGGCCTGTCGGCAGCGCGCGACCAGGTCGGGATCCATGTCGACGGGCAGAAGCGCCGCGTCGAAAGTCGTTTCGTGCTGCATGTCGTCTTCCTCGCGGAGCGCCAGCACTTTCGCGCCTGCGTAGGCGCCGAACCGCGTAAACGCAACCGCACGCAAGTTCGCTTTCGCTCGCTGCACCACTCCCGCTTTGGAGCGGACGCTTCGGACGGGAACGGCTTCAAGCGACACACCCTCGATCACCTTCTCGCGGATCAGGAGCAAAGCCTTGTCGCCGTCGGGAGTGTCGTGCATCTTGAACGACCCATGAAACCCGTCGGACGACTCGCGCAACGCCACACCATGCCCGACGATCCCGGCGATGCCTGCCTGATGCTCGACGTTCGCGAGCACCCTCGAAGCGGCGTTGACCTGATGCGAGAACACGCCAGGCAGCCACTCCTCCTCGTACGGCACGCCGCGGGCCACGCCGCCGAACCCGTCCGCGTGCGTGATCCGTTCCCCGTACGGGACGATCCGCACGTCGACGGTGCGTCCGTCACCTGCCGTTAGCTCGGCAGCGAACGTGCGAACAAGCACCGAACGCTCCACCGGATCTGTGTCCTGCTCGAACGTGTCGCTCATCCTCTGCCTCCGATCATCGTCACTGGCCGCAACTGCTGCGACGGGCTCGCTTTCGCTGCAGGCGAAGTTGTCATCCCTTCCGACGCCTGCTCGTCATCTTCTGTCGACATCTCCGTGATCGGCGCGAACGTGTCGGCCGCGTCGAACGACACCCACGAACCACGAGGCAGCATCTGCGCCGAAAAAGCGTTCGCGATCCTCGTGGCCGTCGTCCGCAACTCGAACCGCCACCACATCTCGCCCAACGCCGCCGGATTCTGATACGTCAAGCCGCCCTGCAACGACATGTTCAGGATCACCGCCGGCACCCCATAGGCGGTCGCGAGCACACGAGCGTTCCACTCCTGCGTCTCCAGCAACGCCAGATCGGACGGATTGATCGACAACGTCTCGAACTCGAGCTCGGGAGGAAGAACGGGCGGCGCCCCGTTCCGCCGTGACGTCGCCGTCATCCACTGTGTCTGCAAGTCGCCCGCCTGCTCGGCCGTCAGCTTCCGAGCCGACTTCAACACCGTCAAAGGGATCCCACCCTGCGACACGCTCATCGACTGGTTCCCCGCAGCCAACAAACCCCACGCCGTCTGCGCGTACGCCCTCAACGCCGACGTACCATGCAAACCCGTCCCGGGGTTCCGGTCGATCTGCACGACCCTCGACGCATCCAACGGCGTGTCGTCCGACCCCAACGTGTAGCGGCGCGACCCATTCTCCATCGAAATCCGCACCTGCGACGACGGCAGAACCGTCCACGACCGCGGGAAACCGTCCGCATACCTGTCCATCACGTACTGACACGAGAACCCCCAGCCGTACAGCTGGTCGACGATCGAGTGGATCGCGTCCCCAACACCGTTCGGATACCAGTTCGGATCCGGGTTCGACACCCACGCAGGCTCGACGGTACCGTGGAACTCCAACGGCATCGACGCGATCTGCTGCGCGTTCAGCTGTTGGCAGCGGTTCGCGACCCACACCCGGTCGGTAAGGTCTGCGCCGCCCGCGCGGAACGAACCCGAGATGTTCTGATCCCACCAGTCCGGGATCATCGTGTTGAACAGCGAAATGTTCGTTCCCTCAAGCGGCGCCACGTCCCGCTCAACAACGTCGTCGAAGGCGCCACGTCCCGTCAGGATGTCGATGATGCGTCCCATCAGAAGATCGCCAGATCGAGGTTGTCGTAGCTGATGGCGGCCGCCGCGCCGAGCGCCAGCGTCGCCGCCACCAGAGGCGAAATGTCAACGGCGGAATGCTTCCGCGACCACGCGAACGCATCCCCCAACGGACGAGTGCGAGCCCCCCGCACCGCCGCCCGCAAATCGTCGGAGCCGAGATGACGCAACTCGTCTGCGGCGACCATGTCGACCAGCCGGCCGCACGAACGACCGTGCTCCGAAGACGTTACCGTCGTCACCGCCACCCCCGCCTCGTCGAGCGCCTGCAGCAACGACGCCGCCGGCCCATAGCCGTCACACACAACCGTTTCCGGCTGATGCTCGAACAACTCGACTAGCCTGCCAACCACCCAGCCGGTTCCCCTGCGGTGATCCATGATCTCGACGTGGAACAACCCCTGCCGGTTGCGGCCAGCAGCGGCGACAGAACACCATGCCCTGTCGGGCGAAACGTCGAACGCGATGCACACCGGGTCGAGCAGCAACGACTCCATGTCAACGAGCGCATCCCACGCCTCCCGTCCGATCGGTCCATCCGCCTCGCCGTTCGTGACCGGCCAATCCCCCACACCCAACCGCTCCACACAGAACGTGCGCCGATCCAACGACCGCAGTTCGTCCGCGACCGCATCACGAGTGATCCGAATGTCCAACCCGGGGTTCGACGCAGCCCAGGCCGACTCGTCCGCCGCCGCCTCGTCGCCGATCTCTTCCGGCGATCCAGCCTCCAACGACCACTCGAAATACGCGAGCCGTGGATCCTCGCCCGCGATGCCGCGCTCCCGCACCCGAGCCAACACCGTCCCGTGCTCATGCACCATCTGATCGACCGCCGACCCCGCGAACCAGCGTTGCCTCCGCGGCATCGCCGCCTGCGTCGGAAGCAACGCACCCAACGCCTCCTCCGGCAACATCATCGCCTCATTGAAGATCACCAAAGGAGCGCTGAAGCCGCGACCGCCGCCCTTCGTCCTCGCGAAGAACCGGATCCACTGGCCGCCCAACAACTCGATGCCCTCTTCTCCATGAGACCTCGAGATCCGCTTCACCCTGCGGCGCAACTCGTCCGAGTTCTCGATCACCGACACCAGCCGGCGGAAATGCTCCTGCGCCGTCTTGAAATGATGAGCCGAATGCAAGATCAGCTCTTCCTTGAACCAGAACAAGCCGGCGAGCTCCCGGGCAACCAACACCGCGTCCTTGCCGTTCTGCCGTGGCACGACCATGCCGACCTCGGACGCCGACCAGTTCCCCGCGGTCTCGCCGAGCGACCGCTCGAGCACAAACTCCTCCCACGGATCCAACACGACATGCGCGACCTCCCGGTTGAACTCAACAGCCTCGCGCCCCAGGTCGAACGAATCAGACTCGGGAATCAGCGAAATCCGCGGCGCCACCAGCTCGATCGTGGTCAACCCGTCGCCCTCCGCATCAAACGCTTCGCCTCGAGCTCGTCGAACTTGTCGCGGGCCCGCGCCGGCTCCAGATCAGCAAGACGCGCAAGCGCTTCACGCAATTCGCGCGCCAACGCCGGCATCGCCGTATCAGCCGTCCCCCCATCGTCCATCCGACGCGCCAACACCAACGCCGATGCCGCCAACGGAGACTCAGCAGCCACATCCCCCAACCGCCCCAACTCACGCAGCGTCGCATCCTCCACCAGCATCGACAACTCCGTCACCAGCACCTCGAAACGCGCGGCTCCGAACGCCCCGACGTCGCCCGATTACAACGCTGATGCTCCGGCCCCGCATAGCGCGACCGATCCAAATCATCATGCCCCAAATCCCACGGCTCACCAGCAACGATCGGCTGCAAACACCTAGCGCACGTCGCAGCACCAGACGCGACGAAACGACGAAGACCACGGCGAATCCGCTGATGCTCGGGGCCATAGCCGCGTTGACTGGTGCTGCCCCGCGGATCCTGACGCTTAGAGAGAGATCGCGAAGAAG